AAAATATTATGGGGGGTCTAGGGTCCCTTAGCCATTTTCTACAAAAAAACCTATATTATCTTACAAAATCTGCTATCAAAATGCAATACATAGGGGGGGTCTATGAAAATACTTAATATAATGTGCATATTACTATGTATATAAGATAGTCAGGTAGCCGACTGCGTATTAGGGGGGTAGGGGGTCACTTTTTTTGCATTATGCGAAACACAAGATGTGGGGGTTTGGGATTTAGGATCGAAAAATTAGAACACTATATATTGTGTCTGCTTATATATGCGTATAAGTGTGCGTGTGGCTAACACAGATGCGTTCTAATGACCTGTTTATAGTTAGTTGATGATTGTCTATTGTCTATCGAGTAATGCCTGTATGCGTTCCTCTATGTCTGCTTCGACTTCCTCACTTGATCTTGCTTCTTTGGTCTCAACAACATCGCTGAATAACGATACGCTCTTGCCCAGTAACTCCAATGCACGAATTCTAGCTGAGTCTGAGTCCGACTCTTTGCTCTCTTTATACAATTGGTCTATGACATAGTTCCTTGTCCTAAGGCTACTAGCAACTGCTGACTGCTCTTTCTTAGCTATAGCTCTTTGTATGCTTATTGCTATCTTAGGGTTTGCAACTAACTTACTTGCTTCTACTTCTACCCACTTCGGAATAGAGCCATCTTTATTTAGCGTAACATCATATACAGATGCATACGCTTCTTTGTAGCTACCCAACTTGCCCTTAATAATTTCATCTACGAACTGTCTTTGCTTAATAGTAAGTTCTGCTTCTTTCTTTATGATCTTAAGGTTTGGTTTTTTGTCTTTGCTCATACAAATAATATTAACTGATCACAGGTCTTTTGGTAATGCTCACAGACTGCTATCTAATTAAATGTTTAATATAGTGTTTCTTTTGTGTATACTGTGTCCACAACAGTCCAAAACGATTATGACTTTAAACTGTAGCCAACTACCCTCAAGGGTTCTGAAAAGAGTAAAGTTGAAGGTTCTTGCGAATATGGATTAAATGCGAGTGTCTTAATTGGGAAGGGGATAACCTAAGAACAATAAACAATTAAGAGAAGTGTCCATATTCATTAGCCACCACTAAGTGCCAAGTTTCGCTGAGAGGATAGTTCAAGTCGTGACGACTGCAACAAGACCACCAACCAAAAGGAAATTATCTTTTTGCCAATTACAATTGAAATATTACTGATATGAATATTGTCTTTGGAATAACAGAAAGATATATAACTTTTGGGGCTGACTCCAATCAGTCCATGAATTAACATGCTGACGAGCATCCTAATTATGGGGTGCAAGAAACTGACTTTGGAGGTCAAAATGCACACAAAAATAATTATAGAATTAGAATTTGATGAAAGACCAACGAGAAAAGATGTTTACGACTACATTCTTGATTTAATAGGTGACGACTCTTTATATTTTAAGAGAGTGTAAACAAGCCAACTGATGATTAGCTGAAATGCTATGAAAACATCCCAACTATTTGGGGTGTTATTGGTGTAAGTGTAATGCTTACGAAAACTTATATATTTCTTTGGAGGGAAATTATTATGTTTAAACCTAGTGAAGCGAAAAAATCCTGTTTACATATTTTGATGGGAAGCAATATCCCATTCTTAATTGGTGGAACAGGTGTTGGTAAATCTGCGATTGTTAAAGAGATCGCTGAAGAACTAGCGAATGATAGAACTCTTACAGACTCAACAAGTCCTAAAGATGATGAATTTGGATTTATCTCTTTTCGATTGGGTCTAGTGGAGTCTATCGACTTAGGTGGTTTGCCATACATTGAAGATGGTGAGCAAAAGAAAGCATTTTTAGGCAACTTGCCTAAGGATGGTGAAGGTCTATTCTTCCTTGATGAATTTGCTCAAGCTCATTCAAGCGTGCAAGCAACGATAGGACAATTGCTTGACCCAAAAGGTAAAGATGAAGATCGCAAGATTGGTGATTACATCTTTCCAAAAGGGTGGAAGATTGTGCTAGCAGGCAATAGACATACTGATAGAAGTGGTGCGAATAAGGTGCTAAGGCATTGTCAAGATCGAACTACTGCTATTCAGTTTACTCACGATGTAGACGACTGGTTAGCATGGGCTGACAAGAATGACATTGATCTTAATGTTCAAGGTCTTATCAGATTCATGCCACAACTATTGTGGGAGTTTGACCCTAAGTGCAATGACCCTCAGCCAAGTCCAAGATCATGGACAAGGTTAAGTGATACATTGAAAACTGACCCACCAAGAGAACTGAGACAAAAGTTATTCGAAGGTGATGTTGGTCAAGAATGTGCCATTGAACTGATGAACTTTATCTCACTTCAAAATGATGTGCCTAATATATCGAAGATATGTAAAGGTGAAGATGTAGAAGTGATTGATGAAGCTGGTCTTTGCTATGCAACTACTATCGCTCTTACTAATGCTATCAATAGTGCTAGTGAGAATGATGTCTATAACTACTTTGCTAATGCTTTGGATTATCTGAAGAAATTAGCAACTGTGGAATTTTCTATATTCTTTGTTAGAAAGATTGTTGGATTAAGAAGCGAACTTAAAGATTGCGATACTTATTCTAAATTCAAGATTGATAACCAAGACTTAGAAATTTAGACTACCGCCTAGGGGGGAATTAGGAATATTTATTATTAACTAGTAAATATTCCTTTTCTGCCCATTCTAATATTGAGATGTGTGTCTCAACTGATGATTAGGAAACTATGAAATTAGAACTCATTTTATTTTTTTGGAGAAAAATATGAATAATGAAAATGTAAACACTTTATCTGAAAATGCGACTTTGGTGCGTTTGAATACCAAACATCCATCTGGAGTTAAATCAGATAAGGATTTAAAAGAAGGTCTAGCAATAGATCAATCTGCAATGAGTGAGTCTTTACATGTTGCTAAATACATCTTTGGAAAAGAGACTAATAAATACTTTAGAAGAATTATTAATCAATTCAGAAACAATGTTTATTATCCTTTGACTGTTCCATGGGATGACAACACTAGCGACTACGAAGGCAAGGTTTTAAGTGGGTGGCGTTTATGCCCTAACCAAGAACTTGATACTCTTATGGATAAAGTTAACCAAGCTAAAAGCGATTTTGAGAAAGAGGTAAAAAACTTTCTTGATAATTACGATAACTTGATTAATGCGAACAGGCATAAATTAGGACAAGCGTTTAAGCTATCTGACTATCCAACTAAAGAAGTAATTGCGACTAAATTCAGATTTGATTTTGAGTTAGGACAAGTGCCAACTATTAGTAAAAGTGATGTGCGATTAAATGTATCTGAGTCACTTAGAAAGAAGATTGAGCAAGATGCAATTAAGAGAGCCAACAAGAATGTAGAAGCTATTACTAGAACTACAGTAGAAACTCTTTTAGAGTCTGTTGAACATTTAGCTGACAAGCTAAAGTCTTATGACCCAAGCAACAAGCAGAATGGAGGTTTTTTTAAGAATTCTAGTTTTGACAAACTTAGACAATTTCTTGATACGCTTCCATCTATCAATAATGATATTTTGGGTAATGACAAACTGATTGCTGATGCTCATCAAAAATTAGTTAGCGTGTTTGCTTCTATTAATGATGTTAATTCTTTGAGAGAAGATGATGATTATTCTGCTAAGAAACGAAAACAAATAGCAGATGATTTGGAAAGTTCTGTTGATGAATTAAAAGGTGGATTTTTAGACAACATGTATAAGAAGTAAGCCAATAAAGGGTGGAGAAAATATATTATTATTTACCAGTAAATATTCTTTCCATCCTTCTGTCTTTGGATGTGTATCCAAACTGATGAGATCAAAAGATCGAAACAGAAACTCATAAAAAATCTTTGGAGGGATTATTATGAATAGTGAAGAACGAATAATTAAAGCTAGATCGAAACTAATGAAGGGTAATGTAGGTATGGCAACTATGCTATTAAAACTCACCTTAGTTAGAGAAGATGAAAAGTGTCAAACAATGGCAACTGATGGCGTTAATATTTATTGGAATGATGAATTTGTTAAATCAATAACAGATGAAGAAATTCAAGCAGTATTAATTCACGAAGCTAGTCATGTTATTTGGGAACATCCTTTGCGTAAAGGTAAGCGAGATCACCAACTTTGGAACATAGCAACTGACTATGTAATCAATGGGTGGTTAAAGTATGACTTGCAGATGGAACTTCCAGAAGATGGTCTGCTTGATCGCAAGTATCATGGTATGTCTGCTGAAGCAGTTTATAGAACTCTTAGCAACGATGATGAAGCTTTAGATGAAGCAATAGATCAGATTAATGACAATGCTGAAGATGGTGGGACAAGCAATAGCAACGAGGGTCAAACTCTTGCTGAGAAACTTGCTGACTTACCTCAATTAAGTGGTGAGGTTTGGGTGCCAACTAATGAAGATGGCAAGGAATTATCACCTACTGAAATGGCTGAACTACAAGAAGAATTGCAACGAACAATAATGATGGCTGATAAGCTAGAAGGTATTGGAGACAATGCAGAAAGTAGTTTGGGTAAAGCAGTTAAGCAGATGAACAGATCATGCGTTGATTGGGTTGATGTCATGCGAGACTTCTTACAGTCTGCTATGTCAAAAAATCCTACATGGTCAAGACTTAACAAGCGTCATTCGTGGCGTGGTGTTAATTTACCTAGCAACGATAAAGAACCATATGGTGGCGAAATTGTTGTTGCTATTGATACGAGTGGAAGTGTGACCCAAGAAGAACTTAATATCTTTGCTACTGAAACACAGAACTTAGCTGAAGAATGTGGAGTAGATAAGGTTAGAGTTTGTTATTGTGATACTAGAGTTCATAAAAATTCACATGGTGAGTGGTGGGATGAATACGACTTAGAATGTGAAGAACTTGAATTTCATCTTCGTGGTGGTGGTGGAACTGACTTTAATCCACCTTTTAACTTATTCAACGACTACACAGATAATACAGATGATGTCCTTGCATTTATCTATTTTACTGATGGAGGTGGATATGTTGATAAGGAGGTTGAGCCAGATGTCCCTGTCATATGGGCATTAACTACTACTTATTATCAAGACTACTATAAAGACATGAATTTTCCTTTTGGAGAAGAAATAGTTATAGATATGTCTAGTCTTTAATTATCTAATGCGTTCTAAGGGTAGGCAATTTTAGGGTATCTTATGCCCTTGCCTACTCTTAGAAAATGCGTTAGGCGTGATCTGGTGAAGCCATTTTTACTAAAACTGTATAGAAAATGTGTATTTTCTACTGATGATCGCCAAAAGGCGTGAAACAGTTTAATAACTCTTATTAATGCTTTGGAGGGCAAAATATTATGAGTAAATTTAAAAAAGAATATGTTTATGATGTTGAGGAATATTCTCAAGATGTTAGGCGTTATCAAATTACATCTAATGTAAAACTGACTGATGAAGAAGTTAGAAGCGTTTACCATGAAGGCGAAGAAGATAAATTTGTTTTAGGTTTGGAAAGATATATTGATTGGTCTAATGAAAGATTTACAGATGATGAAATCTTACACAAAATTGATATTGTTGGTATTTATAAAGGCACAGAATATGGTGATGATTGCCAAGTAGATATAACAGGAGATTTTGAAAATGACGAATAGAGAACTGTTAGAATTTACTTTGAAAGTAAACATAGGAACTTGCAACGAAATCTATACAAAGATTGATAGGCGACTAGAAGAAAGATCAGATATTGATTTGGCACTAGTTAAATATTTCAATACTTTGGTCACGATTAATCATAAAGTGCAAGATGTTTTATATAAGCAAAGGGCAGATATGGATTTGCCTTTTCCCAAACATCTTGGATTTAATGAGAATAACGAGATTGTAGAGGTTGAAGTGCAAGAATTATAAACAAATTAAGGCGAGATGCTACTGTAAAAGGTGGTGTCTCGCCTTTTTTTTTGGTCTAAAAAAAGCCAACAAGCTCAGCTGTCCTGCAGATTAAGAAAAAATATTTACTAGTATATTGTTTTTCCTGAGAGAAAATCTACCAGTCCAAAATGAAAAAATATTTACTGGTTTTTTCGGTGGGGATAAGTCTGTGGATAACTTGTAGATAAGTCTTGCAATCTGCAATCATTTATATTATATTGATAATCAAGATTTGATTTCCGTTAAGTATTGGCGAAATTCATTTTTTATTACCTCCAAAAACTATGTGAGTTTTAGGGACAACTGCAAGGTTGTCCCTTTTTTTTTGATAGTTTATAGATAGTCTAAAACTAACAAATTTATAACTATGATCTCAGGAGCTATAAAAACAATAGACTAATAAATATTCTTGCGACATATGGTGTCGCTTGTGTTCTACATGGAACAATGTATTTCACTTTGATAGCATTTTGCATTACAATATCATCTATGTATGCTGTAATTAGACACACATATAAACTAGATATACCCGAGCCAAGAAATGTT